TTGTTCATCGGGCGCTGCATCTCAATACGCGCGCACTTTTTTATTTGCATTGGGTACGCCTTATTCAGAAGCGTGAGCCGCTTTAATACTTTTTCCCAGCGCGACACGTCGCCGTCGGGGCGAGACAGTTCTAAATACATGGCCATTCGCAAAAAATCGGTGGGCGCGTAGTGGATTTTATTCTTAATATACGCGCTCGTCCTTAGCTTGTTGAAAAGAGTGTGGTCCATTTGCGTTATGTCTGCAATCGCCATAAAATTAACAAACACTTTATACGTTCCGGGGTGAGATCCCGACTTGGCTTCAACCTCGTTGTACCCCAGATTAAAACAAATATCCGCCAGCTCTTTCGCATCTTCCAGCGCGTTTGGAGAATAAAAATCGTAGTCGGGCAGTTCGGTTTCAGTGTCATAGAATCGATATTGCTCGGGCATTATGTTGTTAATTGCGGTTCCGCCGTAGCACACCAATTTCTTGGACGAAATGAAATGCTCCACGGTGTCTATAACCGCTTGAACATCAGGTTCCAACACCAGCTGTTTGCCTTTACGACGCTCAATCGCTTCAACCGCGGCTTTGACAATCTCCAATTCTTTCTCTTCCATTCTACGAGATTTCGACATTTTGTGTAATAAGTATATATATATATATATATACATATATATTTATTTTATTATTATTATATTTTTTTAAAGTTTACACTTTACATTTTGCATTTTATTATTATTAAAAATGAAGCAATCGTAGTATATCGATTGTAAATACGAGTTATTATTAATTAACAGGAAATTAACCGGAAATAGTGGTACCCACGGGCCCGTCGCCATCCATTCGCGCCGTTAACGATCTTGTCGGATCGGCTGCAATCGGCGGGGCAATTGTTAACGGAACGTATCGCAATTGCTCCGCCTTTAATATAAACGCGGACCCGACATCCTTGAATTTCGTGTTGTACGCCTGAATGTTTGCGTCCTCGCTCTGAAACGCCATGGCGATGAATTGGCACCCGTACGTGAACGCAAGCGCCGTATCATTCACATTTTCGGATTTTGACGATCGTTCGGGTACCACGTACACGATATTTTTTTTAGTGTACTCTACCATCTGAGACGAGCTCGGGGTCGGTGCCGCGACTTCGGCAAACGTCTTCTTTGACGTGGGTCCGCGAATTATCATGTTGACGTACTCGAACAGCGCCGTTTTTTTATACTGCGTGGACGCTTCGGCCGATACAGAGTTCGTGCTCGGCGTTTCGTCCATTATTATAATAACCTTGTTCATAAAATTGGTCAGCCTAACTCGTCCCAGGTTGTCGCCGTTGTACCCGTACCCGTACCGCGAATCAAGCAGCCGCGACGCGAACTTGCTCTCGATGAGTTTGGCAATTTCGTTAAAAATCAGCGTGTTGTTGCTCTTGATGCGCAGGCAGATAAATAACGGGTCGGACGGGACGGGACATTTCGGCTGTCCCGAAAACGCGCTCGACTGAATGACGTCAAACGCTTCCGACAGCGCAACGTAATTGTAGGTCTCCTTCAGCGTGTATTCTGGCTGCGATGACGTCGACACTACCGGAACACCGCCCACCGAGTATATTTCGAAATCCAGGCACCGCGCGCCCTGGCTTATCACGGTAGACAGCGCCCCCGCCGACACGTAATCGCCGCTGTAATCCCCGGAGCTGCAGCAGTTGTACGCCGTTTTCACGTAATAGTCGCGAAGCAAATACGAGAACCTGTCGTCGGATTCGTTTATACCCGTTAGTGGTGCTACCGTTGGGTACAAGCTGGCCATATATTCGTCGTTCGATTCCCGCAACCCGGTTTTATACACCACGACCGCGACAATGCAGATAAAGAGGAACAGAAACATTATCCCGCCCGCGAAATGGGCCGTCATTGGGTTCATTTTGTTAACGGCGGCAAGAGTACTCCCCGCATCAGACATAGTTTGATTAGTTTAAATTATATTTCTTTTCTGTATTATTGTATTATTGTATTATTGTATTATTGTAGTGTATTATTGTATATTATTATGTATATTATTATTAGTATTATTTTATTATTGGATTTTAATTTATATATAAAATGAATCTAATAAATCTAATAAAACTAATAAAACTAATAAAATAATATAATTAATAATTAATAATTAATAATTAATATAACAATAATTAATCAAATTAATACACCGAAAACGAAATGCCGGGTGGACTACTAAATCTCATTTCGTACGGAAACCAGAACGCGATTCTGAACGGAAATCCCAAAAAATCGTTTTTTAAAACCACGTTTAAGAAGTACACCAATTTCGGCCTGCAAAAATTCCGCATCGATTTCGACGGGCAGCGCAAGCTGCGAATGTCCGAGGAATCAAAGTTCACGTTTTACGTGCCGAGGTACGCGGAGCTCCTCATGGACACCTACATTTGCATAACGCTGCCCACCATTTGGAGCCCCATTATGCCGCCAAAAGATCTGGACGGCAAGTGGGCACCGTACGAGTTCAAGTGGATCAAAGATTTAGGCACGCAGATGATTAAAGACGTCACCGTGTCGGTGGGTGGGCAAATCCTTCAAAAGTTCTCCGGCAGCTACCTGCTCTCCATGATACAGCGCGATTACCCCACCGCCAAGCGCCAGCTGTACGACGAGATGACGGGCAACGTGCCCGAGCTGAACAATCCCGGCTGCTGCGGCGCGCGCGTGAATCAGTACCCCAACGCGTACTACACGCCGGACCAGCGCGGGGCGGAACCGTCCATTCGCGGGCGCAAGCTCTACATTCCAATCAACGCGTGGTTCACAATGAGCAGCCAAATGGCGTTTCCGCTGGTGTGCCTGCAATACAACACGCTGCAAATCGACGTCACCATTCGCCCGGTGCGCGAACTGTACGTCATGCGCGACACCACCGACAGTGATAACGGGTGGCCGTACGTGCAACCCAACTACGTGCTTCCCGAACACCAGTTTTACCGGTTTCTGCAAACGCCACCGGACGTGGCGCTGACGGTGGACTCGTACGGCGACAAGCGCGTCGACTGGAACGCGGACGTGCACCTCATTTCAACGTACGGGTTTTTGTCCGCGGAAGAGACGGCAGCATTTGCAGCCAATGAGCAAAAGTACTTGATAAAGGCGGTCTACGAGTGGGAATACAAGGGCGTCACGGGAAACACGCGCGTGAAGCTGGAAAACTCGCTCGGGATGGTTGCGAACTGGATGTTTTTTTTCCGGCGCAGCGACATTTCGATGCGAAACGAGTGGAGCAACTACACGAACTGGCCGTACGAGTACCTGCCGTACGACATAATGCCGGGACCGGAAACGTTTGATGCGGAACATGCGGCAGCCGAAGGGTGGTCGCTCGTCACCGCCACGGTACCCACTGTCAAAAGCGTGGTGCTGGGACCCGGCAGGGACCCGCCGGGGATGGTTGCCGTCTCAACCACCGTGGGCGGTATAACCACCAACACGTCGCACGTCGAGCAGAATTCCAATCGCCGGACGGGCTTGCACATTACCGGCCCGTTTGAGGGCGAGAATCAGCGCGACATTTTAAACACGATGGGCATCATGCTCAACGGCAAGTACCGCGAGAACATACTGGATGCCGGCATCTACAACTACGTCGAGAAGTACGTGCGGACAAACGGCAACCCGAAACCCGGGCTGTACTGCTACAACTTCTGCATCAGCACCGACCCGCAATACTTGCAGCCGTCGGGGGCGATCAACATGAGCAAATTCACTCAAATCGAGCTCGAAATATCGACCATTTACCCGACGCTGGATCCAAACGCGTCGTTCTACACCATTTGCGACCCGAACACCGGGCTTCCAATCGGGGTCAACAAGACAAACTGGCGCATTTACAACTACACCTTTGATTTCACGGTCATGGAAGAGCGATACAACGTGCTGACATTCGCATCTGGAAATTGCGGGCTCATGTACGCGCGATAATATCGAGTGTCCAGTATCGAGTGTCCAGTATCGAGTATCGAATATAGTAGTTAATTAATTATTAAACTATTTAAACGAAATACTATAAATCAGTGTATCACATTCAACTAAAATAGTTATAGTTATGTCAAATACGGATTTCTCCGCGCCCGCACCCGAATTGCATTCGGCGTCGGCGTCGGCAGCGGAAGAATTCATCTCATGGGAAGATATTGATGAATTGAAAACGCAGCTGCTGCGCGGGATTTATGCCTACAATTTTGAAAAACCAAGCCACATTCAGCAGCGCGCAATTTTGCCCGTTATGCACGGGCGCGACGTGATTGCACAGGCACAATCCGGTACAGGCAAGACCGGTGCGTTCGGGGTCGCCACTCTGCAAGTCGTGGATTGCACAAGGCCCGAGGTCCAGGCGCTTATTATGGCCCCCACGCGCGAGCTTGCAAAGCAAATACACGACGTTATTACGAACTTGGGTGGGCAAATGCCCGATTTGCGAGTGCAGCTGCTCGTCGGCGGAACATCTACCGACGACGACGCGCGAATCCTGAAAAATGATACGCCGCACATTGTTGTGGGGTGCCCGGGCCGCGTGCACGACATGATACGTCGCCGGTATATCAACTCACGCACCATCCGCTTGCTGGTGCTGGATGAAGCCGACGAAATGCTCTCCGCCGGATTCAAGGACCAGATTTACAACATATTTCAGTTTCTGAATAACGACGTGCAAGTGTGCCTGTTCAGCGCAACCATGCCTCAAGAGCTCCACTCGCTCTCCGAGAAGTTTATGCGCAACCCCGTCAAGATATTGGTGCAATCCGAAATGTTGACGCTGGAGGGCATTTGCCAGTACTACATTGGTCTGGACGACGACGAAGGTAAATTCGCAACGCTGCAAGACTTGTTCAAAACCATATCCATGTCGCAGTCCATCATCTACTGCAACAGCGTGAAACGCGTTTCGGATTTGACTGAAGCGATGGTGCTGAAGGGGTTTCCGGCTTGCTGCATTCACAGCGGCATGGAGAAAGACGCGCGCGACACCGCGTACGGCGATTTCAAGTGCGGCAAATACCGCGTGCTCATTTCGTCAGACGTGACCGCACGCGGAATCGACATTCAGCAAGTGAGCACCGTTATTAATTTCGATTTACCCAGGAGCGTGCACACGTACCTGCACCGCATAGGTCGATCCGGTCGATGGGGTCGCAAGGGTACCGGCATCAGCTTCGTTACTCGTCGCGACGTGAAACAGCTAAAGGACATCGAGACATTTTACAGCACCAACATCTGTGAACTGCCGTCGACGTTTAAAGCTGCAGAATAATAAACCGAATACCAAAAATAAAGAATACCAAAAGAATATCAAAAATAACCAATATCAAAAATAACCAATATCAAAAATAACCAATATCAAAAATAACCAATATCAAAAATAACCAATATCAAAAATAAAATCATTGCCGACTGGATGAACCAATGATTTTATTTGCCGAATTTATAAAAATAATATAAATAAACAACGTTTATACGGTTATAATGTATTTATTGTATTAAGAACTGATTCTGATTAAGAGTCATGCACAGAGTAGATCAAATGAAAAAAATTCAAAACGAAGCGTTAGAGTTATTTATCAAAAAAAATATAGATTATGGCGACGCGTTCGCAAAATATGGAGTTATCGGGGTTTTGATGAGAATAGAAGATAAACTACAGCGCTCAATGTCTATAACAAACCATGGAGTAAATTTAATAAACGACGAGGGCATTCGCGACACACTTATAGATTTACATAACTACGCAGCGATGGCATTAATGTTGATAGATGAATAATCGAATAATCAATCAAATGTGTACCGTCGTCGGTCAAACAAGTTGTCGAGCATCGAATTGTGGCGTATTATTTGGAACATATCGCTTCAAAAACTGCCGCCTAAACATGTCGACAAATTCGTTCTTACCGTATGTCAGTGCGTGAATGTCAACCAACTTTGTCGGCGTTTTTTCCGCGCACACGGTGTATCGGTACTGCGTGTACAACTCTATCATCGGCATAAAAGTAAATTCGGCCACTGCTGCCGATCCGCGGTACAGCGGCATTGCCTGGCAAAACCACCACCACATTTTGGCGATTAAGTCAATGCGGCGTCGCACAGTTTCGGGGGAAGGGTTGCTGCTGCTGATGCGCTGCCGTCTATGAGATACTGGTCGGTATGAAGGGAATGAGTTTGAATTGAAACTGGAAGTATGCGACCGCGATCGTCGGGTTCGTCGCACCGTCGCGGAATATCCACGGAGCTGAGAAGGCGTCGTCAGCCGCATTGACGAAACAAGCTCGTCGTACAGAAATGTTATCGTGTCAAAAATTGCCTGCATCGGTTTTTTACCGGACTCCTGAAAATGATGCCATGAAAAATTCCCAGAATCCTCGTCGCGTTCTAAAACCGTTAAATCGTATTCGACGCGCGCCCCGTGTTCCAGTCGCTCGCTGATGTACCAGAAGTTGTTCTCGGCGCCAATCCGGTTATCGATGTATGAAATCAAGTGCCCGCCGTTGCATTCGATAACGGGTGATGTTGAGTCGGGATAGTTGTCAAAACGCTGTCCGGGCAGCCTGGGCGTCGGTCCAACCCGCGGTTTTCCAATCTCTGAAAATGCGGAGTCCATTTGCAGAAATGCAATTTCTTTTCGGCGCAGCGCGCAGTACCACACTATATCCATAATCGGGTCCGATCGAAGCAGCTTTGTGGCCACGCGCTGCTTGATGTCGCGCGCTTCAGCTTCGAATAGGTTCTGCAAGTATTGGATTTTCCGGCGCGGACCCACCGACGCGCCGTCGATTGAAATGGCTCTATCTGCAAAAATATTATTCGAATTCATGAGAGAACTGACCGCATCAAAAAATCCGGGTTGTCCCCCAATTAGTCCACAATTTGAATACATCGTCATCATTTCATGCCCGCCGTCCACGCGACCACCGATCCTTGATAGTTCGGCACGAATAAATCCAAATATACTTTCCTTCTTGGAGTTTCTAAACTTTGATGCGCGTGGCTCGTTGTATTTTAAAAATTTTATTAACCATGATCTGTAAAGTGGAATGCATGCAGGGTAATCCGCTGCCGACTTCGCCGACGCGACAACATTATCACTCATTCTTTTCTTTTATTATTTTAATTAGCAATTTAAGTTAAATTTGGTAAGGTATAGTAATAAAATATTAAAATTAAAATTAAAATTAAAATACAATGGCTTCAAAACTATAAATAACTCAACCCCTGCAATAATGAATCGGCCATGTCATCCTTTTTTTTATGCGATTCAAACACGGATCGCCATTGGAGAGCGGTATTTGCACTCATTTTGAACTTCTTGCGCTTACCCATTCCTAGACCCCCGATATCGCCGGCATCACCTGCATCACCTGCATCACCCGCATCGTCGCAACTATCCTGACTTGACAACAACTTGCGCACGCACGCAACTCCCATCTTCTTTCGCCCGTCGTACGTGTCGATTTCATCGGCATCATTATTAACGCTCGTCCAAGCTTTCAGCTTGTTTGTCGCGGACATGTAGGATATGCGGTCGGGCGATATTCCGCGCATCAAAAAATACTGTGTGACCATGCCTTGCACAGTTTTCATTCGCGTGGCTATGGGGCTTATCTGATTTTCGATAATTACCTTGTCCGGCGAAGTTTCAGATGGGGTAGAAGAATCATAATTGTAGAACAGCTTATCAAACTTTACCATAAGGTTATGACCAACCGTAATGAGAGAAACATGGTCTGTTTTAGTTTTTGATGTCAACAACAATGATTTTGAAGGCGTGCTAACCGGATCCTGTGTCGCCGGAACAACCTGTTCCGGATTCAGTATCGCCGACATTTCATCCAATGCGTCGTATGCGTGCATGTACCGTGTCCGCATGACACGGCGTGCGCGCTCCCGCATGACCGGTTTCAATCCGTGCCACCGCGGAGCTGCCGCTTTCCATTCCGGTTCGCACGCATCGTGCGCATTGCAAAAATCGAAGAGCTGTTCTGCAGTTCCGGCGTTAAGCAGCTTAGCCGGTTTAAGCGGACCAAAACCTTCAATTGCGTCTGATATATAATGAAATGCGTTTGATTCATGTTGTTGTATGTTAGCTTTATCCGCACATTTGCCACCACCGCTACCGCCATTATTATATTCTCTCATTTTGTTGGCATGTCTCTTACAAATAAAATGCAAATGGTCATCCTTATAATAAAAGAATGCGGCATTGGACGCGCACGTTGTCGTTGTTGTCGTTGTTGTTGTTGTTGTTGTTGCCGTTGTTGCCGTTGTTGTTGTTAACGTCGCCGCCATTTTAGCAGATTTTGTTTTATATGTGTGCGAGCATTTATGATGCGCGGCAGCGCGCTGAACGGCGGCAATTTCATCTTGCTCGCTATGACACACGTCAATTACACCCCATTGCAATATATTGCATTCGCTTATGGCGGGCTTTGCATGGGTTGCAACGGTTTCGGTTGCAGACACGTTTATTAAACAAAACGCCAGATTTTTTATGCCAATGTCGATGCTGAGTAGTTTCATTTATTTGTTATTTATATCCTACGGTGTCCATGTTAATGTTTATTATCTTTATGTATGTATTTTTATTTTTTACATACATAAACAACCCCACCTCATTCATGATATTGGATTATATTATATTATATCAGTCTAAACTGGTGGCGCCTTTTGGTGTTGTATCGGTATATCCTTGATAAGAGATTTATCCGACGGGCATTTCACTTCTTTTGCCGCATATTCGAAACAGTTATTTGCCGAATCCTTGAACTGAAACTCGTCGGAATTGTCAGGGGTTGGATACACCACAATAACGCGTGGCGATGGAACCACCACATACACGTAAAACAGTCCAATTGCCAGACTTATCAGAAAAATCGGAAACGATACGTATTCAAACATTGTTAGTTATATGTATATATATTATGTTATATGCTATATTATATTATATTATAAATATATATAATAGTTATGTGAATTATGTGTATGTGTAAATAAATATTTCAAGTTTATAATATATTATTATTATTATTATTAGTATTATTATTATTATTATTAGTAGTATTAGTAGTATTATTACTATAATCGGACGCTCCTGCCTCTCCTGCCGATCCTGCCGCTCCTGCCGCTCCTGCCACAGCTCCGAAATCGTAACGGCAAACGGGGCACGTTGTGTGCCTTTCTAACCACCGGGTCAATCCGGTTCTGGAAAAATAATGCCCGCAATGCATCATCAACACAGGAGCGTCGTTTGTGAACGCGTCTCCCGTAATGGGACACAAATCATAGGTTCGACGATCTTGTTCAATGTCTGTGTAGCGCATGCTGACCGTATTGGTGGCAATAGTTGCCTGTGTATTATTTGTATTTGTAGTTGTATGATTGGCTCTGACAGAAGCAGCAGCAGCAGCAGCATGCGGATTATTAATGTACGATGCCAGTAAATTAAAAATATTCGTATCCGTGTCGTGAATTGGTAAATTGAAAGTGATTCCGGATATAAAATCAACATCGTCATCCGCGCGAATGTTCGCTGTGTGCGCATTTGCAGTTGAATTTAATCCAGATGATGATGATGATGATGGTGATGATGATGATGCCCTGCGACCGAATGGAACCGACCGCGAAGTTGGAGTGGTCTGGCTCTGGGTGGTGCGCAACGCATCGCTTATTGATCGGAACATCGCGCTTGTATCGCGGACGTGTTCAAAATAAGCGTCTAAAAATGACATGTATGCCGGCGTCAAGACGGGTTGCGATTGCGCCGGAAGTCTCGTCCCATTGTTTTCATTGGATCCGTTGAACCCGTTTCCGCTGATGCCACCCCCCCTCCCATATAGTCTGCGATCCATGTTGTTATGTTATTATTTTGTTATTTATTTAATTAATTATATTATATAATATTTATATAATATATAATATAATATACATAATATATAATTGGATAATTATAATGTTATAATGGCTCAAGTTAAGTATACATATCCATATCATATTATCATATCCCGTTTTTGATATTGAAAGTCTTGTAGGTAGGTAGGCAGTTGTAGTTTTAAAATATGGCGTTAAGAAAAATCATTTTTTTGAATGATGAATGAAGAATGAATGAATCAAAATTCAAAAAAAAAATATTATGACTGCATCTATAAACCCTTAATGCGATTCAGTTTAATGGTCGCTGCAGATGTGGACAATATGGGCTGCACCATATTTTTAAATCCGGTCGTTTTTTGCACGAGCCGGCTCTGGCTCTCATTGTCGTAGTCGGGAATAACTTCGTTGTACACAAATTTAGCGTCCGAATACATCTTAAGCAATGGCGTCAGTATTTCGTAAAATCGATTCACTGTATCGGCTACAACGGATTGTTCTACGTCTATATGCTGCTGCGATGACGAGAGGTCGCTCTTTATTTTTTGTATTTCTGTCTGGATTTCGACGTTTAATCCGTGCAGTTTCTTTGCACGCTCGGCGTTCTGGACCACGTTGTAATAACGCGACCTGATTTGGTCGTAATTTGCGAACGCATCATTCATTTGTTTTTGTAGTTTTCCAAATTCCGCAACGGTCTCTTCTTCAGACGCGTAATTAAACAGCAGGTTCAGTTTAAGTCGAATTGTTCGTTCTTTCAGAAGTTCGACGTCCTTGTGTGCGTCATACATCAGCGTTTCCACGTGGTGGTATTTAGGTTTTTTAATGAGCTTGTTCATGCACGGCCGGGCGGCGTTGCACGCGATTCGCAATTCCCCGTTTGTGTTTGAAAATGTCATCCCGCCCACCTGGCGGCAGTTGACGCATTTCACCGAATTGCGCAACACGTCCAAGCGCGCCCGTTTTTCGGGTAAAGACATCTGGTGGCCGTGATTTGATAAAAAATTCTTCTTAACATCCGCTATTTTAGATTCGTAAAGGGCTTTCAGCTTGTAGTACTCGCTTATGCCAGTTTCTATGTTTTCGATAATAACCGCTTCGGTCGGTTCGGATGCGGACGACATTTCTTTCTTTTTAGGGTGGGTAAGTATTTAATTAATTATATTATTATTATTATTATTATTAATATTATCGATATTAATATTATCGATATTTTTTAATGAATTCTGAGATAATTTATTATATAACACACTATATAATATAAATTAACAATCAATCAAACAAATCATGCCAAAATCAGCATCAGCGGCAACACGTTCTAGGCGGCGCGCGCATAGACGTCGTCGCGCGAGTAGTAAAACAATGCGTCGCGGCGGCCGCAGCCAGCAACAACGACAGCAACAACGACAGCAACAACGACACTCGCAGTCGGGTGGATGAGGTGGAATGTCGCCTATGGGATAATTCCATTGGCGGCATGCGTGACTCCAAAACAAATGTAACGCTGACCTACTGGCGTAATCAAAATTATTTATTTGGTTTATTATGACGGTGCTATATAAAACTTGAGAATATGAGAATATAGCAGCCTGACACTGTTCAGTTTTGGCATACTACTTTATTTTATTTCGTAGATTGTGAATGTATATATATATACATTATATTATATACATTTATTGGTATTGTTATTGTTAATGCTGTTAATGCTGTTAATGCTCTTAATGCTCCAGGAAACTATGAACTAAACAGTCGGTTCATATTTATAACTTCGATTTTTTCGGCCGGCGGCACCGCTAAAAACAGTTTGCGAATATTGCCGTCGTCGCGAAATCGCACGGTGTAATCCTGTTGCATGGCATTTCGCCCGATTCGACCCATCGCCTGTATTGTTTTCTCCTGCGTAATCGCGGCCAGGTCTTTTCCGATGTAGCCGTGGCAGAACTGGTAGTTTGTCCCGTAAATGTAGTCGGACGACGCAATGATAAGGTACAGCTTTTGGTTTTGTGCCAGACTCTTTATCACGTCGCTATACTGTGTGTTAGCGTTTGCACTAACCTGCGACGAAATCACGCCGATTCCCATCATTAGCAGGAGCTTCCACGTGTTGTCTACCGGCAGCAGCATAATGCGCTCGACAGTTTCGGGATCGACGTTGCCCATGAACTGGTTTGTTTTTTCCATCTTACCGCCGGTCCACTCGTGCAAGTGTTCGCTACTGTTCGGTATGAACAGCTCGTTAAGCGTTACCGTTTTAACCTGAGCCCGAAGGTCATTAACCTTCTCATGCAACGAAAACAGCTCGTCATATTTTTTCATAACCTTGGCGGATTTTTCGTTTATACACATTTTGGAATCCTGCTCTTTTTTGCTGACGGTTCGACCACCCACACCCGCACCACCATCGGTTCCCCCGCCTCCGCCGCCACCACCGCCGCCACCCTCGCGCTTAGCCCGCTCGTCGTCGATGCGTTTATCCAGCTCGTCAATGCGCTCCGTGAGATCCGCGTTGTAATCAATGTCTTCCATAATGTCGTCAAACACGGTGGTAGGAATATCCGCGGATTGCAGCGCAAACATCGCCAGCTTCTCTACATCGCTCGTCAAATAAATAGTGGGTCCGTCCGTCAGCGTGTGCGCGTCGGCAGTTGTGAAGTAGATGCTGGATTCGTACAAGCGCGGCCGGCTGGATATCAGCGCCGCGCTCAGGGCAGGCCACGCGTCAGGAGTGATATTTCCCAGAATTTCCAGGTAGTACGTTTTTATGCTCGTCATTGTTATGTCCGTTATTTTGCCGGAAAAATATCGGAACACGGAATATTTGGGCGCGCTCACCGCACCCATCGCGTGAGCGGCATGTATGAAACGCACCACCTCGCGCATGTCAAAATAACGCATGATCGTCGGGTACTGCTCGCAATGGGCGACGCTTTCCTTGATTCGTGCGTAGTCGTCGCGCGCGAAAATGTAGTGCGGCAGCTCGACGAAGCCGTCCTTGTTTACAACCGGGATGGATTTCTTGCAGTCGTGGCTTACGATGCTGTGCACTTCAGTGCCTGGAAACCGGGCGTGAAAGTCGCTCAACGTCTCGCGAATTTCGTTTTCTTGCGGGAGCGTGGCCGACGATAGAACCACGTTTGGAATGATATTTTTAGCCCACGTGTTGTGAATAATGGGATGGTACGCGTGGTCCGCGTAGTCCATCATGATGGTGGGTTCGTCCCAGTACATGACCAACCGATCCAACGGGTTGAACGCGTGCATGTAGTGCATTGCGTACAGGTACGACTTCACGTCGCAAATCATGAGCTCCACGTTGTCGCCGACGCTGTTGTCCACCTTTCGAATGCCGCCCGTGCGCCAATCGCGGGTGGCTTCCTTTGCTGCGAAATAGTGGAGTCGAATGTCGTCGATGTTGTTGCAGCCGAATGCGAACGCGACCTTTTTCTTCATGGTTATGGCCGACTTTGCTAGCGCGACGCCCACGTGCCGCGCGGCGCAGATGAATACCACTCGGAAATGTTCGGTTAGGCCGAGTGGCGACAGCGTTTTGCCGGTGCCGGTGGGGGCGATGTAGAGCACCAGCTTCGGCCCGGGGCGCTTTATTACCGTGAACAGTTGTTTCTGGTGTTCGTACAACCGCATGCTCGCGTAGCGGTGAATGAACTCGTTGCGCTCCACGTATTCGTACGCGTTTTGGATGAAATGCATAATGTTGTTATTGGTATTGGTGCTGCCACCTCCACTTCCGTCGTGTGCGGAATACACGTCCGATTCGTAATATTCAATCACGTGCGAAACGAACGACTGCACGTTTAAATTCAAGTGGTCCACGTTGTTATTGTTCAAAACGGCCAGGCTGTAATAATAGTAGATCCATTTTGACCTACACGCGGCGTGATTGCTGTACTTGTGTTCCAGCATTTTATCAACCACGTCCAGCAACACGTGCTCGTAAATGTGCGTCATTTGCGCGGGATCCGCCTTTATATTGTCAATGCGCATGCGGTCTATTTTTTTAATTTCTTTTGAACTGCCGCGAATTCCCTTCCACGATGCAAACACATCATTTTTTAGGGGCTGCTGGGTCTGCTGGGGCTGTATTGAAGTTGAACCCGTTGGCGCAGTGCTCGCAATATATTCGCTCTTGGTTTTGCGGTGGCGTTTCAAGATCGCCGATAATTCTGCCTGATAAAACACGCTGTACAGGTGCATGTGCATTTCGTCCGACGGCGAAATTTTAAGCCAGGATATCAGCGACTGCTGGTTCGTTCGCGTGATGTGTACGTTGCTGTATCCACTGATGATCATGCGCATGATATCTTGCTCGGCCTGTGGCTCGGGGATTTCAGTGTAGTCCCACTCGCTTTTTGTGAGTTTTACCTGTTTCGTAATATCTTCGGCGGGCGGTTCCGGTTGTTTTGCGGACGCGGCTACAGCGGTAATTCCTGCGGCAACAGCCGGTACTGGTGGTGCACCCGCATCCAAGGCGACGACGCAATTAATAGCGGCAGCAGCACCACCAGTATCATTATTCCCAGCATCAACACCGTCATTGCCGCAATTAGCAGCAGCAGCATCGGTCGTAGTTTCTACTGTGGTGGTTTGTTGTATTGGTATTGTTATCGCGGTTATTGCCTTTGGCTTTGTAGGCGCTGGTGGCATATAAAATGTTTGTATTGCGAATCGCGGGCTA